ATTATTTTCTGTATTGCCCTTCCCGGCAATGTCCCATCAGCACTGAAGAAATACGGCCTTTGTGGTATTTTCTTATATCCATATTGATGTACTCGTGCATATGGTATATAGTCCGTGTCTATACCAATTATCATTTCTTTAGGCTTAATATCCAGAACGCTACCACTTCCACCAGTTGCTGCGGTTTTCATATCTCCAGTTAGAACCAACATGTGTCTCCCGGGATAATTTTTGTCTTTCCATGCTTTATATTTCGGACTAAGAGGAGGCCACCTTTTTCCCATTATCGACCCGTAAGTATCCCAGGACTTCGGGATTACTTCTTTATGCATATAATCTGCAATTTCCCTCCAGGCTGGTGATAGATCTTTTAGTCTTTTTGTCGCCGTGTCAATCAAATTCAAAGTCTCCTGATACCTTTCAATTCTAATAGTGATCATGTTCAAAATCCCATTCTGTAGTTTTTATATCTGTGTTGCCATAAGCGTTGCCGAGCACATAAGAAAATACTTCGGCATATATGCTTTTCTGTACATCTTTTAGATGACTAACATAATTAGCCAAATTCTGGTCTCTTTCTAATATTTTTATAGCAACAGCTAATGCAACTAATCTATCATATTCATAAGGTATCGAAGCAATGTTTATCCCACGATTGATTAATTTGTTTGACACAAGTATTTTTTCTTTATCTATCTCATCCTCAACTTGTGATTTTGTGGGATTTGTAGTTGTGGAAAAAGTAAGATTGCAAAGATACTCAATTTGATCCAGCATTCTTTTTTCTCACTGTTTTTTTTGGTGTTTCTGTTTTTACTTCTTTTACTATTTCTTTTTTTGCTTCAGGTAATACTTCAATCAAACCTTGTCTATATAGATTTTGTTCAACCTCTTCTGCGGTTTTTTTTGACTTTTGCATTATTCTTTCAATTACTTCGTCCTTTGAATATTCTCCAGGCTCAAAAAGTACACCGTTGATTATCGTTCTATAATTAAATTTCATAATAACTCCATTAAGGAGGGGCTCTAACCCCTCCCTTATTTCTATTAATAACCAGTGTTAGAAACAAGAACTATCCCATAAGGCACACCATAGCCAGCATTACAATAGCTGGTTGAAAAGACATGTATATATGGATCAGCAGGGTTACTATCGTCTACAATCCATTCTGGCTCTTTGTTAACCTGATAAATGAAAGGTTTTACTGGTGCATTTGCATTGATTAAATACCAATCATTATCAGATGAACCAAGATATGGGTTAATGCAAATATCAAACAAACCCTTTAATGAATTTGACAGAGTGCCGGAAATGTAAAGAGTGTCAGACACTGCAAGAGTGTTGAATTTTGAAAATAAATGACCTGGGATCATTACTACATAGTGAGTCGATACATTAAATGCATTTCCATTAGTATCTACCATTTTAAGCATCAAATCAATTGCATTGTTCATATCAGTATATATTTGAGCCAGTGAAGTTCCTGTCCCTGATACTATATTGTCCACATTGACGACGCCCGTACCAGTCCTTGAATTCGCAAAAAATGGATTTCCATCATAAGCATTACCGTTTGCATCACAAAGTGCAGCGATAAGGTTAAGAGGATATTCATACCAGAAATCAACAGCCTGTTGCATTCCAAGTTCATAATTCGGGCCAAGATTCCCTTTTGAATTTCTGTAGTCCATTTTGTCCACTGCAATTATTCCTGAAATCCATTTTTTATTTGAAATAGTATACTTGAAATCTTTATTATAATAATTTGACCAGGTAGGCACAGCAGTCCATTCGACAAAACTTCTATAATTGCCATTGAATAAATAATCCTGATAAGAACTTTTTGATGGGACTTCTGTATATATTTTGTTTTTGAAAGGAAAATCTCCCTTTTCGTGAAGTCTCTTATAGAAATCGGCGTTTATGCCAAGAATTACGCTATTATCCATTCTCTTTCTCCTTTATCATTTTTAATATTTCCATGTCTCTTGGATTTTTTATATCCAGTTTTGCAAAAGCTACAATCTTCTGGTCTTCTTCTGACAATACCAGTTCCTCGTGTGTTTTGCTTTGTGTTTTTTTAGGAAGCAATTCAAGTTCCTTTTCAATTTCTGCCTTATCTTTCATATACTGTTGAATTTTCATCTCCATAAGAGCTACAGGATACTGTCCCTGCTCAACAGCCATTTTGATTCTTTCGGTTGCTTCCTTCTCTAGCTTTTCTTTCTCGAGCTTTTCTTTTTCTTCTATGGCTTTTTTTATTTCCTTTTCTTGCTCTTCAACTTTTGTAGTTAGTGCTGATTTTTCATCTTGAAGAGTTTTAATTTGCAAAGCCATCTCTGAAATCTCTTGAAGTTTCTCATACAGTTTGCCGAGCACATCGGTTATCTTTGCGTCAAAATCTGCATTTTCGTCTTCAAGCTTTACTATTCCTGATGCAAGAATTTTCTCTAATAGTTCTTTCTTTTCCATGTTTTTTTCTCCTTCTAACTGTATTTGTTCCTGCAATTGCGGCAATGTGCCCTCAAGAGCAGGATTATTGGTAAGACTAATATTATATAGAACATATTCATATTCTTTGCCTTTTGTATCTGTTCTCGGCCCATACATCGGACTAACATATTTGTATTCTGAATCTTTGATGAGTTCAGTTCCTTTTTTGTTCAATTTTATTTTTGCAAACAATCCTTCTGGTTTGATGTACAAGTCCATTATATCGCCGTAACTTTCCGCTCTTTTATGATTTTTGTCGATATAAGGTTTTGATAGATTGTCTGAATTGAACGACTCAATTATTTTTTGAAAAAATTCATTGTCAAATTTTCTTATTTTATTGTTTATAATGTGCTCACCTCGTGGAAAAACTTGTATCTCTTGCTCTTCCGCAGGCTCAATTTCTATGGCTTTTATTTTGTGATTTTCCATCCATTTTCTGGCTTCGTCAATAGTCCACTTCTCTTTATCGAACCTGATAGCTTGTATTTCAACTTCTTTGTCCTCTGTAATGCCCCAGATAACACTTATACCATCACCGAAAGCATCGTTTTCTCTTCTGAAATATTTATATTTGTTAGGATCATTAACTCTAAAAGCGTGTTCATTCTCATATGGCATTTTCTACTCCTTCAATGTTAGTGTGCATCTACATTTCTCTGAACCTGAGCATTCTGGGTTAAGTCTACCTTTTCCATCTATTCTAAGCCCTTGTTCTTCCCATTCGTCAAGTGTAGCTTCCAAACCATCCAATGGTCCACAATTTTCACAAACAGAACTGTCAAGAATTGATGTGTATATATATATTCTATCTTTCCCATATTCCTGGAATGTTTCTATTCTGCTTTCCTGGTATCCATCAAGCACGCTTTCAACTATTCGCAGCTTGTCCATTTTCATGCCGTCAGAAAGTTTTACATACAAATATTTTGACAAGTCTTGTTTTTGTTTTTTTGTGGCTTCCTCAATCAAGTTTTCAACTGCTTGTTCTGTGTCGTAATAAAGAGTTTTGACTGCTCTTGCTATCTTTTGTTTTTTAACTTTCTCTTCCTTCTTATCCATCAAGGTCAAACCAAGTTCGTTGAGTGCATGTAACCTTCCAACAGTTTTCAATTCCAAATAAAGCTTTTCCATCTCAGATATAAAATCAGCCATTTTTAATCTTTCAATCTTCTTGCCAGCAACGGCTTGAGGTATTATAATATCCAACATCTCCTTATGTATCTTTGACAATACATTTTGTGCTCGTTCCTGAAATTCCTTGTATGCATTTTCTGCACTTTGAACATCCAGTTTTATCTTTTCAAGTTTTACTTTCTCAAATGTCTTTTTTTCGGCTTTCTCTTCCTTCTTAGGCAATGAAAATATATCTCTTATATAGCTTTCATCTTTGTCATCCAGTTTTATCACCGATGCTAATTTTTGTATCATTGTAGCGACAACATCCAAATCTTGAGCAACTGGCACGGATATTTTTACTTTTGGATAATTTACGCCTGGTATAGTCCCATTCCAGGGGCTATTTTCTATCATCTTAATTATCAATCTATTAAGCGTTACTTCCACAAAAGTGGATAGTTCATTTATTTTTAATTCGTATGGTGTTTTTAATTCACTTGCTGCAGCTCTACTCCCGTTCTCACCAACTCCCGATATCATAAACTGGGTTAATGTATTAATGAGCATTTGTCTATCGAGATATTGAAGAAATTCCAAACTGTTTGAGTCCTGCAACTGCATAAGTTCAATTTCTATCCCATCTTCACAAACAACATAGGCGTTATCTGCATTCCCTAATGTCTGACCGATTGTATGTGCATTGTTTATTACATCCTGACCAGCTCCGGCGGGCAATTTTATTTTTGGTATTCCAGCCTGCCTTGTCTTTCCTCGTGCGAAAGCCTTCATTACTCTATCTTTATATTTCCAGGCAAGCCTTGCCTTTCGAAGAACAGAATTGCCTCTTATATCGAAAAACTCTTCATTGTATGTGATAAGAAACAAGTCTTTTATATCGCATTCTATCGTGTCATAGCTATAACTTGAACCATATCGTCTAAGTTCAAGACGAACAATTTCCTGGTTTTCGTTGTATAGAAATTTCGTGATTGCCGATGGCTTAATTGGACTCATATATTTTAATCTTTTCGTCCATTTGCCGTTATATTGCTCAATACTCCAGACAGGTTCAAACAAAATAAGTCCGAAGTCAAGGCTCAAAAGAATGTGGTTGTAGAAATAGTTGAAGCCATCGTCTCTATTCTCGTCTATCATCATGTTTTCGAAGCAATACTGAATATATTCTTTCGATTCTCCCTCTCCGATTATTTCTATTTTCGCCCTTTGAATAGGTAGCTTCAAAGCCTCCAAAGCCATAGAGGCAACACAATCCGACTTTCTCATTATTTCAATATCTTGTATCGCCGTTGAAAAATCAGCGAGATTGTAATCGTCAACTATTCTCCCGCTTGAGAGCAAAAGTCCTGGAGTCGTTTTTTTTGTATGTGCTCCACCCATCTATTTTATTCCTTGTAGTTCATTTTTATCTTTTCGATTAGTGTGTTATACCTTATATTTTTCCTAAGCATATCTATTGCCACAGACTGAACCCTTAACTGTATATATTTTTTATTTATGCTTTTTTCTTTCGATAGTCTTATCCAAGACTCAGAAAAAAGGTCATCAATATCTATTCCGTATATTCTACCGAAATAAGTAGCTTGTTTTTTGAGATAATCTAAAAAATTATTTATTTTCACAATACACCTACCTGCAATATATTGCTTGATACTCTATATTGTTCGAGTGCATACCTTATAGCATCGATAGCGTGATTATCTTTGTCTATAGGCTCAGGGATTATTTTGTCTGTTCGTTTGTCGAGCTTCCAGGAATACAACTGAAATTCTGAATATGTATATTCGCATGTTTTGTTTATATTGACACTTGAGAAGTTTTTTATTTTTTCTATCCCTTCCAACACACTATTTTTGCCTTTTACTGAAGGTATTATCCTATATTTTTTTCTAAGATGACTAATAAGCTCGGGTCTTGCACTGTCGGCAACTATGAGACAGTTTACCTCACCAAGCCAATCAAACATCTGGTCTATTTCAATGTGCCTTCCAATCTTTTCGTCTATTATGTATAGTTCTTTTCCGGCAACTCCGATTTTCACCCAGACAGTCGGGTCTTCTGCGTAGCCAAAGTCTATCCCACAACAAACCCAGTCGAATTTTTCTGGCATATCAGAATACTTGAACTTACCAGCGAATATTTGCCCTTCAGATAGTATATAGAACTCACCAAGCCATTTATGCTTGAAAAGTGCATAGTTGTTTTCTTTATCCCACTGAGCCTCTTTGAGAAGTTCCTTTGATTGCATTTCTTCTGGCAGGTCAAAGATATTGACTTTTATTTTTACGCAGTTATCTCTATTTATTTTTACGAAATGCTTATACACAGCATCAAATTCAGAGTATGGGTTGTATGTGAAGATTATCCTACTTCCTATTTTTCTTATGGTAGGAGTAAGAATTTCCAAAGATTGTTCGGATAGTTTTTGTGCTTCCTCAACCCAGCAAATATCTATACCTTCCATACTCTTAATTTCTGTTATGTTTTGCCACAATCCACAAAATTTTATTTCGCTTCCATTTATGCTCTTTATGTTGTCCCTTGTGATTACAAAATATTTGGATAGATCAAGCCTTTCGATAGTATCACAAAGCAATTGATGAACACTATCCTTTATCGTCTTTTGTATTTCTCTTGTGCATAATACTCTAACTTTCCTATTTAAC